TGGTGTTGATGTTGATGACCGTGAGGACATCCGTATATTAACCGAGCAATCTGATAATGCTATCATCGTTGCTTCATACGGCACATTTTCTACAGGTATCAACATTAAAAGATTACATAACGTTATTTTCGCTTCTCCTTCCAAGTCCAGAGTACGCAACTTACAATCTATTGGTCGTGTGCTGAGGAAAGGCGAAAACAAATCACAAGCAACACTATATGATCTTGCTGACGATATTTCCACCGACAGGGGAAATAACTATACTCTGAATCACTTGATGGAAAGAATCAAAGTATATAACGAAGAAAAATTTGATTATGAAATCATAGACGTAAAAGTAAAAGCTTATGATTAATTACGCAAAACACGACGAAGAATTCTACGGCATTTTTAAACTTACCAACGGCGAAGAAGTTTTAGCAAAAGCAGTATTAACTGAAGATCAAGGTGAATCAATTATCTTTTTAACAGATCCAGTTACTATTGAATACTTTACTAGAGAAATTGGTGATGATAAAAAAATTGCCAAAGGTATGGGATTTTCTCATTGGATGCAAATGAGTGATGAGGAGTTTTTTATCATTAGAGAAAAGGATATTATTTCTTTAGCAACCATGTCAAGAGAAACTATTTTCATATATGAAGCATATATTGGTGGTGAAGAAGTTACCACAAAAAAAGACCACAAGCGGATCTCTCCAGATGAAAATGTAGGATTCGTCGGTAAGATTGATGAAGCTAGAAAACTCTTTGAAAAACTCTATAGAAATCCTTCTCAACCCTGACAGTGTTATTCTACAGAGATTTGACACTGTTGTCAAGTGTGTTATAATACTAACAACAAGAAAAACTCTCCATGAAAACCCCTGCTCCCAAGAAAAAACAGCACTATGTAGATAACAAAGAGTTTCTTGCCGCCCTTATTAAGTACAAAGAAAAGGTAGAGATTGCTGAAATTAAAGGATTACCAAAACCAAGAGTCAGTAATTATATCGGCGGTTGCTTTTTGAAGATTGCTACACATCTGTCATATCGTCCCAACTTTATCAACTACATGTATAAAGATGATATGATTTGTGATGGAATTGAGAACTGCATTCAATACATAGATAACTTTGATCCAACAAAATCTAGTAATCCTTTTGCGTATTTTACCCAGATTGTTTATTACGCATTCCTAAGAAGGATTCAAAAGGAAAAACGTCAAATGGATATTAAGGAAAAAATCCTTGAGAAGTCTGGATATGATGAAGTTTTTTCTGTCGATGGTGACGGTGGATCTGAATATAATCAAATTAAATCTCGTATTGCAATAAACTCAAAGAGGTAATTATGTTTCCCGTAACTGTAATTGATAATTTTTTTCCGCATCCCGATAAAATTGTAGATCTAGTTAAGGATGTGCCATTTATGAAAAATGATGTTGGTAATTATCCTGGAGTTAGGACTGATATACTAGAAAAAACTAAACCAGAATTGAGTTATTATATTGCAACTAAACTGCTATCCATTTTTTATCCATCAGAAATAGGAATCCCATTAAGTTGGGATGCTACAATAGAACTTCAAAAGGTTACTCCATTTACACCAAACGATCCATACAATAAGAAAAATCGTGGGTGGATTCATAGAGATACAATTAAACAGATGACCGCAATCATCTACCTGGATAAGAATCCAGACCCAAATACAGGCACAAACATTTATGTGCCTGATAATGGAATTGGTTTGATGGGTTTTAACAGATCCGAAGAATGGGAAGGTATTAAAAAACGACATTATCTGGGGGAAGATGTCAGTCAAGAAGAATATGATGGTGCTTGGGATGGTCTTAATAAAGGATTTACAAAAACCATTAGCGTAGAAAACGTGTATAATAGACTATTGTTATTCACCAACAAAGATTATCATGGTGTCGAGACCTATGGTTACTCTCATGATAGATTGACAATTGTTTCCTTCTTTAGCGCAGTTAATTCACCATTAATGCAACCACTGCAAAGACTTTAATTATGAAAATTCTTTTGATTACAGATCAACATTTTGGAGTGCGTAACGATAATCAATCATTCATCAATCTATATAAAAAGTTTTACAACCAAATAGTTGTCCCTTTTATCAAGGTATCTAAAATTGATACAGTGATTGCTTTGGGAGATACCTTCGATAAACGAAGGTCTATCAACTTTATGTCTCTGAATGAGGCGAAAGAAATGTGGTTTACTCCTCTTGAGGAGATGGGTGTGACAATGCACATGCTCACGGGTAATCATGATATTTACTACAAGAATACCCTGAGGATCAATGCCCCTAGAGAGTTACTGGGAGAATACGGCAACATCATCGTCCATGACAGTCCTGCCACTGTTAACTTTGGCGGTCGTGATATACTTCTTCTTCCTTGGATTTGTGATGACAACAGAGATCGAGCATTCAATGAAATTGCAAACAGTGCTGCTGATGTCTGCATGGGCCATCTTGAGCTTAACGGTTTTGAGGCTCACCCTGGGCATGTGATGGAAAGTGGAATGGATTCAAATATCTTTTCCAAGTTTAAAAAAGTATTCAGCGGACACTATCACATGAAGTCTGCTAAAGGAAACGTTACATATCTTGGTAACCCCTATCAGTTGTATTGGAATGATTATGGATGTAAGAGGGGATTCCATGTCTTTGATACTGAGACATTGAAGACTACCTTCTATCGCAATCCATTTGACATGTTTACGAAAATCTATTACAATGATGGAATGGATGTGCCAGATAATTTGGAAGGCACATACGTTAAACTCATCGTTGAGAATAAAGGTGACTATGCTAATTTCGATTACAACGTCAAACTTTTACAAGACATTGGTCTTGCAGATTTGAAGATCATCGAAGACCTCAGTCTTGAATTGGAGAATGGTAGTGAGGTGTTAGAAACCGAAGATACTATGACCCTTCTGGACAAATATATAGATGATATTGATCTAAAAGTTGACACCTCTAGTGTTAAAAACATTATGAGATCCTTGTATATCGAAGCGTGTGAAATCTGATGTATATTCTCACCGACAAAGAAAGTGGCGGAGTCTATGCCGTTAACAACAAAGACCAAATAAAAACCGTACAAATCTTTGAGGATGAGGATGATGCGTATCGTTATTATGAAATGCTGAGAGCAGACGATTACAAAGATGAATTAGAAGTGTTTGAAGTAGACTTAGATATAGTTGCTGCAAACTGCCAAAATTATGGATATTATTATTCCATAATTACAAAAAATGATTTTGTTATTCCGCCAACCACATGATTTTATTTGATACTATTCGTTGGAAAAATTTTCTTTCAACGGGCGATCAGTGGACAGAAGTCAAACTTGACTCCAGTCCATCTACTCTTATTGTTGGATCTAATGGTGCTGGAAAATCTACAATTCTTGATGTTCTTTGTTTTGCTCTTTTCAACAAACCATTTAGAAAAATTAACAAACCTCAACTTGTTAATAGTATTAACGAAAAGGGATTAAAGGTTGAAGTCTGTTTTAGTATAGGTCGTGATGACTATCGAGTGTTTCGTGGCATCAAACCCAGCACATTCGAGATTTACAAAAACAATAAACTGGTAGATCAAGATGCTGCAGCAAAAGACACTCAGAAATACCTTGAGCAGTCTGTACTTAAACTTAACTACAAGTCTTTCACTCAGGTTGTTATTCTTGGTAGTAGCACTTTTGTTCCTTTTATGCAACTTGCTGCTGCACATAGAAGAGAAGTTATCGAAGATCTTTTAGACATTGGTATCTTCTCTCAAATGAATACACTGCTTAAAGATAAAATTAGAGCAGCACAGAATCAAAGTAGAGATTGTCAGCATATGATGAGTCTCGCTGAAGAAAGAGTTACCTCTCAGAAAAAACTTATTGACTCTCTTCGATCTGTCAATCAGAAACATTTGAAAGAAAAAGAAGATAGAGTAATTGATAATCAAGTAAAAATTGATGAGACTCAAATCAAACTTTGCGAGAAGCAAAAGCAACTTGGATTAGTTGAGTTTGATCTGACGACATATAATGAGATCAAACAAAATGTTTCCAAATTCAAGCAAGACAAAGCAGTCAAAAAGTCCGACATTAAGAGACTTATTGGAGACGTTAAGTTTTTTGAAAGTCATAGCGATTGTCCTACTTGTGGACAAAGTATTAAAGATGACTTCAAAGAAAAGCAAATTGAATCTCTGAGTGATCAAGGTAGCGTAGTCACAAAAGAAGTTTGGGAGATTGAAAAGCAGATTGATGCACTGACAGCACAACTTACTGAGTTAGATGAAAAGTCTTCTCAAGCACATGAGTTGCGTAGTGAGATCAATATTCTTGAGAGAGAAATTGTGCGTATTGAGTTTGAAAATCTTGAAATTCAAAAAGAGTTAATCAATCTCAAAAGTAATACTCCCAATATCAATAGCGAAGAAGAAACACTAGACGCTCTTCAAAAAGACTATGATACTACCTCTTCAGATTGTGCAAAGGTTAGTCAAACATTAGATGAATATCAAGTAGTATCTTCTTTACTTAAAGACTCAGGAATTAAAAGTCAGATTATCAAAAAATACATTCCTATTTTCAATCAACTGATTAATAAATATCTACAGTCTATGGACTTCTATGTCAACTTCACCCTTGACGAGGAGTTTAATGAAGTTATTAAGAGTCGCTTCAGGGACGAATTTAGTTATTCGTCGTTTTCTGAAGGAGAAAAACAAAAGATCGATCTAGCACTTTTGTTTACATGGAGAGAAGTTGCACGAATGAAAAACTCAGTAGCAACTAATCTTCTTATCTTGGATGAAGTTTTCGATTCATCTTTGGATACTGAAGGCACTAATGAGCTCCTTAAAATTCTTCGTAGTCTCGGTAATGAAACTAACGTATTCGTGATATCTCACAAAGGTGAAATTCTCGTTGATAAATTTTTGCGTACTTTAAAATTTGAAAAGGTTAACGACTTCTCGAAGCTGTCTGACGACAGCTAAATATTACTGGTGTGATCTGGGGTTTATGCTTTCTACACAATACCGACTACGCTTAGAGTTTATTTGTAAAAAGATCGCAAACAAAGAGGAGGTAAAACTTGAAGATATGATCTGGGCAGAGAAACTTGCCAAGTCATATACTACTGCTAGAGATTGGTTAAACAAAGCACGTCGTCAAGCAGCAGGTGACATTCAAGAGGGAAGCATGGATGATTTTATGAATAAGATGGGACTAGGCGACC